ATACCGGAGTATTGAAAGGTCCCGTTTTGGAGAAACCAACAATTAATCTAGTTTGATTAGCAGGAATACTAACTACTTGTGATTTGTCAAATTCAAATCTGTAGGTTCCTGAAGCTTTAATCGAAGCTATTTTCGGATCTAGTGCCATCTTATATTATTTTTTTTTATTTGCTTTTTTTATATATCCACTAACCTATAACTTTTTATACCAGGTCGTAGATATCAAAATTCAATTGCCCACCTTTAGCATCCTGTTCTAAGATGCCATCAATTTTATCCTGAACACTTTGCTCAGCAACATCATGTATCTCTTCAGCAAAGTCTGAAAAATCCAAAGTAAAAAAGAATTCAGAACTATTTATACATGTCATTATTAAATCATCATGACCTAATTGACCGGCATATGTACCATTCGGTAATTTTCCAAATGTTGCTGCTTCATAAACAGTTTGCTTATCTTTTATTACAATTTTATTTTGGGTAATATATTTTTTAAAGTTCTGGCAGAAAATAGGTTTGTTATCCTTTTTAACCTTTAGCCCAAATTGTTTTGTTTTTGCATCTATTCGATGTTTAAATTTAACAACCGATTCTTCATCAAAATCATTTCTTTGTGGAAATACAGTTTCCAGCCTTTTTATTAGCTCACCACCAAATAAATTCCATTCTATAATTAATTTTACGTTTTCAGAGTAAAAAACATCATATGCTAAAATATAAAGAGATTTTGCAAATTCTTCGATAGTATGCTCGTTACTTCTAAATCTTCCTATTTGTCTAATTCTATAAAAATCAATAAAGCTACCTGGTGATGTTACTTTTTTCCAATCGGCTTCATCCATGAGCTCTATCTTAAAGATATTTATAATAGAATAATCACCACCAGTACCTTCGGCAATATCTACAGAAAAACACCAGTAATTATCATCCTCTTCAGCATCATCCAAATTAAATTCAGGATCCCATAATAAACCAGCATAATCTACCTGTTCATCTTCAAATGCAATCATCTCTCTATGTACAAAATCTATTTGGTTGGTTGTTAATTTTTTAAGGCTATCAGCTCCTAATAGTAATGATGATCCTGCTATAAACTGATTTCCATATTGTCTATTGAATGCCTCATCGCTTCCTAAGTTAGCAACTTCTTGCTTCATCCATGCATCATCTCTTCCAGGTACATCCCACCAATCAACTCTAAATGGTGTATATTCACTTAACCCTTTATCAGCAGCAGTATATATGTCATAGAATTTATTAAAACCATTTGGCGTACTTGTTATAATAACTTTAGAGTTTGAAGATGCAGATACAGTAGGATAAACATTTTCATAAAAGGTATCAACAAAGTTTGCAGGTATATGCGCAAACTCATCCATAAATAATAAATGAATAGTAAAACCAATTGCTGCTTTCTTTGTAGTAGTCTGACCAATTATTCTACAGCCATTATCAAACTTAGAATTAAATACATCCCATTTAAGAGTTCCTGGTTTTAAAAAGAAAGGTAAATGTTCTAATATAGTTTTACCCTTATCAATGATTTCTCTTGTAGTTGCCCCTTTATTTGAAAGTATTAAAGAATTCTTATCAAAATTAAATAATGAATACCAAGCAATAAAAATAGATGAACAAATAGTTTTACCTACTTGCCTACTTGCTAAACATACATTAAACCTTTCGGCTTGGAATTGCCTTAACATCTCTTCTTGGTAAGGTCTTAAATTAATTGTCTGTAAACCATGATCGGTCATTACAGTACAATATGTATTTGCAAAGTATACAATATCTTTTGCACACTTCTTAATTTCTTTTATTTCCTCAGATGTATAATTAAATACAATATTACCTTTTCTTAAATTAGGATTACCTTCATAGAATGGAGTAGATGCAGGTTTATAACCTTCTTCTATCGCAAACATTAATTGCTCTACGCTTTCACTTGACCATGAAAATGCTTGCTTAGCCTTACCAACGTTAAAATCAAATCCTGCACTAGGTGCTTGTGGTTTCTGTGCCATTTTCTTCTATTACGGCAAGAACATGATTTATATGAAGGATTTCAAACTTATCTCCATCAAATGTATACTCAGTACCCTTACCTATTGTTTTTACTATTTTATCACCTTTCTTTACTTCAAGGTCATCGGCTGCTTCAATTACTAAAGCTATCCTATTATATTTTTCATCAGGGAGTATTAAGCCACTATCAGTTTTTCTCTCTGGGTTTATTACTTCTTGTGTGAGAATATAACTATTCTTCATTTTCATCGCTATCGACATCTTGTATATCTTCTTCGTTAATTGTTTCTTGTAATGCTCTCATTAAATCTTTAGTACCTCTTGACTTAACTCCGCTTTGTTTTTTATTATTACTACTATCTGAATTACCATGATAAACATCAATATCTCTAGAAGTCTTTTTGGCATTTTCTTCAATAGCAACCATGTACATAGTTTGACTTTTAATAATGTCTAATAAAGTTCTTTGTAAATCACTAAGTACTTCAAACATTCTTGGGGATACATCACCTTCATTAATAATATCCATTAATTGAGATATTGCAATTTCACTGTTCTCCATTTGTCTAATAAGCATACCTAATGCATACTCATCTAAATTAGATTTTGCTTGAATATATTCATGCTCTGCAATGATTTCTTCGCTTAAATAAAACTTAAGTAAACTAGACATTACTTTTTTAGCCTTTCCTTTAGCCTTTGTTAAAGCAACTGCTTGTGTACTTTCAATCTTTACTCTTGACAATTCTGGAGTTTCATCTAAACCAGGTACTTCATCTGGTAAATCATTGAGTAAATCTCCGATACTATCTCTAAATTTATCTTTTGAGTTATCTTCCATTAATAAGTTATTTGTAATATATATTCCAGGTTATCTGGCATCCGTTACATCTTGTAGCATTAATTCTGGTGATGCATTATCTAGCAATAAAGTTAAATGTGTATCTTTAACTACATACTGACTAAGTACTAATGACTGTAATTCTTCTTCTATAGGTTTTTTCCAAATTCTTATATTTGTTATATCCATAGAGCACCCTAACAGTTTCCATTCAAGATCATTAGCTACATCAACTGGTGTGTAAGTTTTTGTTTCGTTAAATTGCAAATCTAATTCTGCTGTAAATTCAGGATTAGGTTGAGATGCATCTTCTAATGTATTATAAACAAATAAACCTAATTGCCTAGCGGTTGCATTTAAATTAACTACAAATGCATACCACTTATTATTTAGAAATGGAGAAACTAATTTCCATTTATAATAAGTGTTATTAATTTTCATAATAAACCAATTATGAAGATAGGTAAATGATACATCCTGCGTAGGAGGTAATAAATTGTTTTCATATACTATAAAATTATTACTCTCTTCCTTGTTAAAACTAGGTGAGCCTGTGACAAGTATATCATCTACATAAGTTTCATCAATAATAATAGAATCCCCTACAATTTCAATAATCTTTGCAATTCCATTATATGATTGTGTTCCTCTAATACTAATCCAGTCACCGACCGATACTGCATTACCAAATGTTGGTAAACCACCAGTATTAAATTGTACATTTCCATTTTTATTAACTATAGAAAGTATAAGTACATTAGTTTGTTTTGTGTTTTTAAATTTAGGTCTTGCCCAAAACGTAAATGCTCTATCTTCTTCTTTACCCCAACCTTCGTTGTATCTATACTTTATTGCTTGATTACCAATTCCTACTGTTGATAATTCATAGTGATATTTAGAAATAATAGTCCAATGATTGTAAACATTTTCTTCTTTTATAATTAGCCTTTTATTTAAAGACCTTCTAATATAATCATTACTTAATGTTCCTATTGTATTGTATTGATTATTTTTTCTAACATCTCTGAATTCATTTTCTCTCTCTACTCTAAACTTATCTTCTACATCAGATATTAAAGCTTGTGTATTAACATCAGCCTGTATTCCTGCTGTAGTATTCTCATACCCAACAGCCGTCCTTTGTTGATATGGAACAAGGCTTACTCTCCAATAAGATCCACTATATAAAAAATCATCAGCCTCTGCAATTGCATCAACTTCATACATTCTATTCATATAATCTTTAAAATATAAATAGTCACGCATCTCTGGTTTTGAACCTAGTCCAAAGATTGCCTCAAATGCAGATTTAACAATATGTATTTCAAACTGAACAGGAAAATCCATCATCATTGGATTAAATTGAATTTCCCTTGTTGGTAATTCGTTATCAGGAATTAGTATTTTTACTTCACCTTCCTTAATAACATCAAATAATGAATATTCTTTAAGGATAACATCTCTACTTCTTTGGTCAGCTTTAGTTTTAAAATAATCAACACAAAAACCAAACATATTAGAAGTAATGGCAGAAAGCTGATTATACATTGATGAAGCTCTAGATAAATCATAAGGATTCCATGTATCACCACAACAATCAACTACGAGATTAGGTACACCTATACAACCTTCAGCTCCACACTCTACTTGAGGTATTCTACAAATCACGCCACCATCAGTTACTAATTCTAATGCAATAGATTCAAATTCCATTATACCATCACCAACCTGTTCATAGCGGTATTGAATCCAAAAAGGTTTTGCTGGATTTAATAACAAAGCTTCTAAATTTGCATTAGTAAGATCAATATAATCAGAATATGTTACACCATCTGTTCCCCATCTAAATTGTTTTTTATAATAGGTACCTGTACTTTCACCTTTTGTAACATCAGTATACCCTAATACTTCTACTACGTCTTTATAAGGTTCTTGTAAGCTAATTAATATAGCATCACCATTAGCATCCGTTTTTGTTCCGTTAACTGCCATCGATTAAGAATTTATTTGTTCGTATGAACCTTTTGAATTACCTTCCTTTTTAAAAGTTTCTCCAATTATATAAGAACCTACAAAAGGTGTTAATGCAGCAAAGTATGCAGCCGCACCCATAAGGTCAGCGTTCTTAACGATTACCCATACTCCTATGATAGTCCATAAAGCAATCGTAATATACATTAGATTTTCTCTTTTGCTATTTTTACCTTTCATGAAAATTGAACTATCGTCACTAGGTCTCATGCTTTCGCCAAATATGTATGAAGCAACAAAACCAGTCAAAGAAATAAAATATCCAGCTAGTTGAGTAAAGTCAGTATTAAAGTATGTAGCAGTAATACCTACAGCTACCCATAAAAATACTACTAAGTAAGTAACACATTCACGTTTTGATTCACAGCATCGTTTAAGAAAAGATTTCATATACAAACATTATTTGTTTATATATTCAGCTACTAATATGGAGTATAGTCTGTCTTTACAACTAAGACAGGATCGTCTTCTTCTAGCTTTGGATCAATCCTATCCAAAAAACCGAAGGTACTTAGTTTTCCTTCAATATCCATTGAAGTTAAAATATCAATAATAGCAGTAGCCTTCATATAAAAATAAGGCTTTCTTTCAAGATATCTATTTTTAAGAATTTTAAAATCTATTAGAGTTTTATTAAAAATATCAAGTTCTTCACGAGACATTAGTTTTGTAAGGTCAAACATCCCTTCTAAGATACTAAAATGAAAACTTACTATTTGTTTACCTGCATCGGTTCTGACTAGCCTGGAATATTTTTTATCATCACTTATAGAAAAAGTTATAAATTCAATATTAGTAAGTCTATTAAATATTGACCATATAAAATAAACAGAGTTTGGTTTTATATTAGGATTAAAGCCAGATTCAGTAGACTTTTGTATTTGAGATCTTACTCTTTTACTAGTTTTTATTGCATTTATAAACGATGCAGCATTAATTGTAAATTCTCCATCTACATTAGAAAGATTTTTACATTCTCTTTTTACTCTGGTAATAATAATACTATCAAAGTAATCATATTTAAAAAGAGTAAATTTAATATGCGTAGGTATCCCTAATTCAAACTGTTCATCAATTAACATCATTACCCATTTGTTTTTCTAACTTATCAATGGATGTCTGAATTAATTGTGGGTTAAGTTTGATTGCTTCCCTGTATTCTCTTTCTCCTATTTCATTAAATTTCATATACATCTCTTTTGCTCTAGGATTAGGATTCCATTCTTTAGCTTTTTGTTTTGGTGACTTTTTTACTTTAGTGTAAATAAATCCAGGTACTCTATTAAATTTAGATGAAACTAATCGCCATGCTTCAGCTTGGCCAACTGGATCGATTTTTAATGTATTAAATAAATTTGCCTGAATAGGGAATTTAATACTCATAAACCTGTTAGTCATAAATGAATTTTTAGATTTATCATAATTAGATACATTATCCCAATTAACATCTTTACCAAAAAGTACTTTTATATAGTCAAATAATTTCATTGTGTTATTTTATATTTATATGAAGAAAAAGCAAAAGGTTTAAAAAATCTTATCTTGTTTTTTACCACCTTTTATAAAAGACATATCGTCGGAATCATTATCATCATCTTTAAAGAATGAAGCTTTAAATGAACTATCAGTCTCTTTTGCATATTCAGTATTCTCCAAAATAGATTTCATTGTAGAAATAGTTTTTAGTTGTAAGCCTTTTAAATTCATTTTAGATTCAACTGATTTAAACATTTCGTCTAGGATACCTTCTGGTATAGATTCAGCAGCAAGAACCATAAGATTGACATTAGATTTAAGATTAGAAATAATCTGTTCTCTGCTCATATGTTTTGCATTCATAACTCTTACAGTCATATTTGCAAGGTCAGTAATATACTCATCATTATAAAGATACATATGAGATAAGTGACCATGTTTTTCTTTGAACTCAGCAATGATAGCGGTTGCCTTGTTTTCACTAATACCGTATCTCCTATTACCTTTTTTATAATAGTAGGCAGGTGGTACATTATCACCAGCATCCCCGGTAAGTACCTTACGGAAACGGAAGTCTTCAGGATCAACTTCTATAATAGAAACCTTTTTCTTTGCGACTAATGCCTTAAGTAATTTTTTAGCCTGATTCTCTGGTGATACAGAAGTTTTTAGTACATCAAATATGTCATCAGATTGTTCTTCTTCAGTTTGAGAATCCATCCATTCAGAAAAACCTTGGTAAGTATATAATTTTTTATGAGCTGGTGAAAATAGAATAGTATGAGTATGATTACTTTTACTCTTATCTACTAATTGAACTAAATCTCTATCTCCAGTAAACATAATAACTGATTTGTCATTTGCGAGACATTCAGTATTCCATGCATACATTAAATCATCACCTTCAGCACCGTCAATTTTAGAAACAATAACACCTTGCTTAGATAAGATAGAAATAAAGTCGGCTGTTGCCTTTGAAAAGTTCTCCCAGTTAAGAGAATCATTTTGTTTACGATTACCTTTATATTCTGCCTCTGGGTAAAAGTCCTTTCTCCATGATCTTGAATCTACTGTCCAAACAACCTTATCAATAAGACCTTCAAATAACCTGATCTGATATGCAAAGTCAGTTGCCAATTTTTTAACAAAGGCCTGTACATCTTCTTCTGTTCCTAATAGACCTGCCTTTTTTGATCTTTGTGGAATTACGTATAATGTTCTAAATAGAAAATAGTTTCCATCTATGACAAATGTATGTCTTCCTGTTTTTTTCATAATGTGTTATTTAATATAATTATAACAAGTATTAAAGAACTTTGAAAGTTTTATGTAAGATATATTCTTCTACTTGGTTTGTACTCATCCCATCCTGGATAAGTGTATGATATTTATGCACAGCAGCTCCTAGCTCCATATAATTAGGAAATGCCTTAATTAATTTTTTTAAAAATTCTTCTCTCATTTTTCGTATATTTTAAATTTTGATAAATCAGGATAAGGTAACGACAAATCCTCTTGGTGCTTTTTAGTACCGTCCTGGTTATAAAATTGGTTCATTAGCAATAATCCTCTTGCTGCTAATTCTGGCATCATATAAAAATTCCATCCAATCATATCAAAATTATCATCATGATAAGAACACTCTCTTCGGCCTGAATATCTTGCTCTCTTAAACCAATGGTATGCCGCTAAGCTATCAGTTAGTATAGCACCGCCTTTAGATAATTTAAAATGTTTATAAGGGCCAGTAAATGATATACACATATGTGTACCTGGTTTATACATATCAGCTGTAAATGTTAATGCTGAATCCCAAACATTGGATCCTTTTAATTGATATGCACCAGTTAATTTACCTTTAAAAACTTGTGAGTGTTTTTTATTCCATCCTACCTTTAAACCTGCATGAATTATTTCACAAGGCACTGATGGATAAGTTCTATTAGGTATCGTAATAGTATCAGTATCTATACTTTTATTAACATGCTTCTCATAATATAAAGCAAGGAATAAACCGTTACTCATATTATCTAATGTTACTGCATATTTAGAACCAGTGTATTGTGCCAACTGCTCTTCAAATTCTTCTGTATTTTTGTATACTCCGTATGCCATTATGCTCCGTTTACTATTGTTTGCAGTTCATAAATACAAGCAAGCATTGATACTGCAGGATCAATTACTTGTTGTCTTTGTGCTTGGTATTTTGCAACCGTTACAATTATCTGTGGAATAAACTGTGTATATGATTGTCTGTCTTGTTTAATAAAATCTATAAACTCAGCACCTAATGAAGATAGAACATCATCAGTTCTATTTGCATAATTAGATAACATATACTGATAATTTTTTACAGGATCTTCCCCATCAATAACAAGATCATAAATATCTTTATATACTGAACTAAATTGTTTAATGTTTTCAACTGTTATAGTTTCTACACCCTGTGATTTAAATCCTTGTAATTGATTTAACATATTTCTTAAATCAGGAAACTTTCTTTTTACTAATTCAACAGCTGCATGTTTATCAATCCCAATACCTTCTTCTTTACAGATTTGTAGAATCCTCATAATGTAACTTTTCATTATTTCAGTTTCTTCTTCTTTAGAAAAATCAAAATCAATCATTTCAAATCTTGACTGAATTGGATCAGGTACTTTATTAATATAATTACATGTTGCAACGAATCTTGCATTTACAGCAAACTGATCCATTGTGGCTCTTAGTGCCTTAAAGAATTGATCAGATACACCATCAATCTCATCAAGTATAATTACCTTCATTTTTCCTGGTTCATCCATTATAGAACGGTTAGCGCAAAAATCAGTAATTCTATTTCGTACAACATCCACTGATGTATCTGTTGATGCATTAATATAAAGATAAGGGTGCTTAAAATGTTTTACTAGAGCCTTGGCAGCAGAAGTTTTACCTGTACCTGGACTACCATGTAATAACAGATGTTGATAAACTCCTTTACTTAATTTTTCACCTACTCTTTTAGGCGTAATTAAATCGTCTAATGATTGTGGTCTATACTTTTCAGTTAAAAGTATGTTTTGAATGTTCTTCATAAATTAATGTTAGATTTATTTTTATATGGATAAAAATACATTTGTTTAAGGTAAATAAATAAAAAAATTACTATGAGGAGATCACGGAAATTAAGAAAGGTTGTTAAAGTTACTGTACCTAGAGAAGTGTCTAAAAATATAAAAAGTAACATAAATAGAGGTAATTCTAATCAATCAAAGATTTCTAAAGTAACAGTCCCTGTAAAGGTAAATAGTGAAAAAAGAAAATGGAATAATATTCCACTATCAAATGCTAAATACTCTAATGTACCAAAGATATGGGCAAATGAAACTGTTTATTTAATTGGAGGTGGGCCTTCTCTTAAAAACTTCAATTGGAACTTGCTTAACGGTAAAAAAACCATAGCTATAAATAAATCAATAAAATTTTATCCTAATGCAGATGTTGTATATTGGACAGATGGAAGATTTCACGACTGGTTTAAAGATGAGATAAGTAAATTTAAAGGTTTAAAATATACCATAACACCGAGGAGGGATTTTAAGGATGATATTAATTTACTTAAGAGAGGGGTTAAGTTTGGTTTAGAAACAGCAACAAATGCTTTAGCTCATGGTAATAATAGTGGATATGCAGCAATAAACTTAGCTATACATCTAGGTGCCAAAAAGATTATTCTTTTAGGTTATGATATGTCAAATAATGGTAAAGAAAGCCATTTTCATGATGGCTATAAAGTTAATGCAACTAGCGAGAAAATTTACACCACTCATTTTTTACCAGGGTTTAGTGTACTAAAAGAATCTATTAAAGGAATGAACATTAAAATTTTTAATGCATCCCCAACATCAAGACTTAATACATTTCCTATAATAACAATAGAGGAAGCATTATCCCTTAGATGATCTACGAACATAAGTCATGAATTCCCTTTGTTCTCCTTTTAATAATGATTTACAGTGTTGAGTAAAGTTGATTGACGAATCTATTATTCTTTGATCAACTCTTTTATTTGATGAGTTATGAGACTCTGAGCACTTATTACATACAAAGTTTTCAACCTTTCTGGAATCCATCCTTGATTTAATCTCAGTTTTGCAAATACCACAATTCCAATCTACTAAATCCGAGTCTTTTTCTAATTCTTTAATATTTGTAAAGGTTTCTCTAAAAGGATTCCAAAGTATACGGTTAGGATTTTTTTCATGTTCATTCATATCCTCAACCTTAAATATAATCTCAAATGCATCTACATCAGAATCTAACCATTTCATATGATTATTTTCTAATAAAAGTTTTTGCTTCAAAGGAGGCAGATTCTCCAATAGAATTCCATGCCTCCTTTTATACCATCCAAAATTAATTTTTCTTACACGATACATAGTGTCTATTTAACAGTTGCAACATTCACAGCTACATGATGTTCCACAGTTACATACTTTACAATCACATTTCATATTAATAATTATTTTTGCATATTTTGTGTTAACCTTCTAAACTTTTCAGAAATAGATTCTTCTAATGGATTAAAAGATTCTGGTACTAATGCAGCTAGTTTCTTTTTAGCATCAGCTTCCTTTTTCTTAAGTTCAGCAATATCTTCTTTACTATCTTCAATTGCCTTTTGTAGCTTTTGAACCTTTTCTTCAGAACCTCTACCAGTCTTTAAATCTCTTTTAGCCTGTTCTAAATCTTTGGTAGCTTTATTCATTGTAGTTCTTTCAGCTTCTATGTTATCATTAAAGCTTTTAATATCAGCTTCTAATTTTGCACCTGGATCATTTTTACCAGTCTCAGTCTCTGTTTCAGTCTCTGTCTCTGTTTCAGTTTCAGCATTCGGATCAATAGCCTTTATCTTTTTCGTAATCTCCCCGATGTCATTTCCTAAACTTTTGAGCAATTCATCGTTGCCATCTAGCTTAGCTTTTTTCTGTTGGGCTTGTTTAAATTTAATTTCTGCTTGTAGTTTGGCCTTTTCATCTTCGCCGTCTTTTACTTTATCATACGCAGCTTTAGCTTTAGTAATCTCGCCTTCAACAGCTTCTTTAGCCTTATCAGCTTTTTCTTTATCTAACTTTGCCTTTTCTGCAGCTGCAGCCTTTTCCTTTTCACCTGGCAATTCAACTTCTTTTTTATCATCAGTAGATTCATAATCTTTTAAAGCCTGTTGTGCATCAGCAGCTTTACCTGCTAATTCTTTAATTCTAATCTTAAGTTGTTTTGATTCTTCGCCATCTGCTGCCTTCAGCGCAGTTTCTGCTGCCGCTAGGTTTGATTTTGTAGTTGCAATAGTTACCACCTTTTTAAGAGCGTCAGATGTAGCCAAGTCTTTCATTCTTTGACTAACTGCAGATGCTTTATCTTTTAGTGCTTGATTCTTAGCTTTATTTGCAGCATCTAAAACCTCCTTTTGCTTAGGATCTATTTTACCTGCAGACTTTTCTTTCTTTTTAGCATGATCAACATTGTTTAAAGCTATTTGAACTTTAGTCTGTTGATACTTCTTGGCATTATTTTTAATCTTTGTATATTTAACAGGATTACTTGCAATACCTTTAATATCGGTAATACCTTCGTCTACACCTTTATTAGACTCTGTTATAAATTGATTGTATGATTTTAATCTTTTCATATCTAGTTATTGATTTTTTTATATATTAAGGTTATTAAAACAAAAAAAGGTCCGCCGTTAAGCGAACCTTTTTAAAAGTAATATATCTAACTAGGATTAGATGATTGATACACCAGTACCAAAGTTGAATCCTAATGTGTAATACATTGTTTCTGGGTGGAATCCAGCGTCTACTAAAGCGAATCTAGATTTAACCGCGATTTTAGGAGCCATAGTTCCTTCTGCGATTGTCTCAACAGATTCAGCCATTAAGTAAGGCATGAATACTAAACCAGGAGAATTACCATCACCTTTTCTACCTACAGCAACTCTATAGTCAGTCCAAGCCATGTTTGGATCAACATAAATAGTTACACCAGCCAAAGCACCGATTGGATATAAAGATCCACCAGCTTGGTTGATTGTATTTGATAGTGGGTAAGGTACGAATCCTGCAACATCCTGAAGTGCCGTAGCAATTTCTCCAGAACATACTGCGAAGCTAGCAGGTCCTCTTCTTCCTCTTGTTGCGATTAGGTTAGAAGCAGCAAGAATCTTAGTATACAACCTACGTTGTAATGATCCTTGTGTTTCACCACCTGCACCAACTAATGTATCAGCAACAGTTACAGCAATGTTAGCGTTACTACCATTTCCAGCTCCTAAAGAGATTGAAGTTGTAGCAGCACCTGATGCCACGAATGAAGCAGATAATACTAATCCATCAACAGCACTTACATTACCTGCATTAGTAGCTCCATTTCTGAAGATTCTATCCAAGATGTATTTGTTAATAGATTGAGTTAATTCATTTACCAATACAGCTTCTACTTGAGCAACTGCGTCGATTCCGAATTGTTTTAAATCCTGAACTTGTTCTCTAGTCACGGCAGCAGCAACTTGGAAAGTTTTAGCAGCAACAGACTTATTGAATAAGCTTAGTCCCATAATGTTATCTGGAGTAGACTCACCTTCACCTCTTTGGTAAGGATCGTTACCAGCAATTGATTCCGTTAATGGAGACGGAGCAGGGTTATTAGCTTCAAACGCATTACCAGAGAAACCAGTAATATGATCTTCTAAAGCTTTAACATATTCAGCACCATCAGCAAACGTACCGATTGAAGTAGCTACTGGATCATCAGAATATAAATCTGTTGGAGTTAGACCACCTACGATAGCTTGATAAATTGCTTCATAACCTTCTTGACCTTGTGCAAAAGCAGCAGTAGTATCTGTACCTCTACCTCTTACACGGAAGATTGGGAAACCATCGATTCTTGATTTACCTACAAAAGTTAATTCGTAAGCAGCGTTAGTACCAGTACCAACATAGTATTTAGTATCTACAGCAAGTACAATACCAGATGCTAATGTAGCGTCTACTTTGATTAACAAAGGAGCAGAGTCAGTTACTTTTCCACCAGCATCGCTAGTTCTACCTCCACCGTATACAAAGTCTAGGTAAGTTAATACTCCCATAGGGCCTTGCATTGGTACAACTGGTACTAAGTCTAAACCTACAGTCTGAGCAGCAACCTGCATAGCAAGTGGCAACAAAGAAAAAGGTCTGTCTCCAGAACCGTTAGTCATTCCGTTGTTGAAGTTGTTCATTGTAGTAGGATCGCTTGGAAAAGCAGTTGCTCCCATACCTTGAACATTCATGTTAGGGTTTAAGTGTACAGTATTATATACACTTTCATTAAGGTTGTGGTAGTGACAGTACTTTGACATCCAAGATAACTTAGACTTTTCAGTAATACCAGTACTTTCCTCAATGATAGGGGCCCAGGTCTTTTGAACCTCAGCCTCGTTGATTAATTGATTTGCGTACATTTTAAAAATTTATTTTTCGCATTTTTGGAATTTTTCAATTCCGGTTATTTAATCGCCTAGGTTCTTTTCTTCTTAACCATTCGATTAATATCTTTTAGATTAGATTATCTACCTAATCTGAATTTCATTTTGTTTACTAAGTCATTTCTAAATGATTCATTTATTAATGGCTCTTCTGTATTTGCAGCTTCAGCCGCAGTTTTACTTTCATTAATAGATTCTGTAACAATTTGAGTATCCCTTAGGTCTCTTGTTGCCCAGAAATTATTAATTCCATATTGATTGCTAACTGGGTGAAACCTTGATTCAGAAACTATTTGGCTTTTTCTTGCCTCAGAAAGGTTATTCCATTTTTCTTTGAATTTTTCTGGCATATCAGAAACAACATCTAATTCTCTTTTCTTTTCAATAAAATTAGATTCCCAAATATTTTCAGCTTGTATAGTTGACATAATTGGTTTAGAATTCATTGATTCTACAATCATAGCTTGCTTCTCTGTAGATAAAGAATTAAATTCATTCTTTTTAGATTCTCCTAAGAAATTCATAAAGTGCATTTCAGATACATTCTTAACTTCAGCAGCTGCAATTAACTTTTCTAATTTTTCTTCAATAGAATTTTTATAATCTACAGTCTCATGAGTTTTACCACATGATTCACACATTTCTTTTAGTTTGCCTTTATCAGCATCTGGATACTTTTCACATACCTGTTCATAAGTCATGCCTTCGTCCATGCATTTTGAAACTTCTTCCATAGTTGGCATAGCACCTTCATTAGCATAACCTTCATTTATTGAAGCAGCATTAGGGATGTTTACATTTTCTGCAATGTATTCAGAATATTTAATACTCTTATCTACATTTTCGCCAAGATACTCAGAATAAGCAATATTCTGATCAACTTTTTCTGCTACATACTCTGCATAATCAATACTCTTCTCTACATTTTCAGCAACATAGTTAGAATATTGAATTCCTTTGTCAGCCATTTCAGCAACATGCTCAGAATATTGAATACTACCATCAAGCTCTTCAGCTAAATAACTAGCATAATCTTTAATTGAATTTACATTCTCTGCTAAGTAGTCAGAGTAAGAAATATTTTTGTCTAAGTTTTCTGATAAGTATTCAGCATAATCAGTAACCTGATTTACCTTCTCTGCAATATGCTCGGTGTACTTAATAAGTTTTTCCATTACCTCATCATTGTTAGAATTAGTAGATTCCTTAACATTACTTAGAACTCCAGATACATATTCAGTATACTTTTGAAAATCTTCGACGGATACATAGTTTTTATTTTCCATTGTTAGATCTTTTTTATT